ACCGGACAAGCCGGAATCCTCCATTTTCTTCATGAAGCTGTCCCGCCAGTCACCGTACTGCTCCGGTTCTTTTCTATAAAAAACCTGCACATCGTCCGTGCTGCGGATGTCGTTCTCAAGGCCCGCTGCCTGCATTTTCTTCTTGTAAATATCCTGCCAACCCATGGGCCGTCCTCCTTACTTACCGGGGTTTTTCAGCGCATATACCAAATCACTGTACTGTTTTTTGGTGATATTGCCATTTTCATACATAGACTCCAGCGCCATAAGCTGTCCCTGCGTCGAGGCGCTGGACGCCGAAGCCAGCCGCAGCGCCGTAGACGAAGTATATTTCTCCGCGTCCTGCTGCTTCCCGCTGCTCTTGCCGCCGCCGGAACTCCCTCCGCCGCTGCTCTTTGCCGCCGCAGCCGCCTGCGCCTGTGCCTGCTGCCATGCAAATTGCTCACGGGAAAGGGCCATCTGCTCGTTGAACTGCCGGACGGATTCCTCATACTGTCTGCGCCACTGCTCGTCCGCAATGCCGTTGCGGTAGTCGGTGTAGGCGAAGTCTCTGGCGTCGCCCCACATACCGTAATCCAGATTCCGTTCCGAATCATACCGGCCCGACAGGAAATTCCGCTCCGTCTGCCAGTCGCCGACCTTGTCCCGATACTGGCCGTATTCCTGCTGGTACTGATCCGCCAGCAGGCTGTACTGGGTCTTGAGGTCGTCGCCCTCCATCTGATACCGGCTCAGTGCCAGCTGATAAAGCTCCGGCACCACATCGTTCAGATTCTGCAAATAGGCATCGTACTGCTGCTGTCCCACCGCCTGGCCGTAGGTGCTGCCGTAGCCGCCGGTCAGCGCCGCCGCCTGGCCCATGGTGTCCTGCATGGCCTGCTTGCCCTGCTGCACATACTTGTCCTTGTACTGCTGGTAAAGCGCGTCGCCGTTCAGATCATAGCTGAACTTCTTCCGCTTTCTGATGGCGTCCAGCGCCTCCTGCATCTGCTGGCCATACTGTCCGCCTGTCCAGTCTCCCGGCTTCTGGCTCTCCAGCTGCGCAAGCCGCTCCGCCAGCTTCTTGACCCGGTCGCTCTCCTGATAATCTTTATAAGAAAATGCCATACTGTCGTTTCCTCCTTATGTTGTCTCCGGCCCTGCGATACGTTTCCACATGTGTACCACCAGATACGGCGGCATGTTGTTGTGGCTCCCTCCCCCGCCCGCCGCGCTGATGCTCAGGCTGTGGCTGTGGCTGCCGTCTGTGCTGGTGTAGAAGGTGTAGTGGCTGTCGGACGCGCCCTTGCCCTCTGCCGTCTGGCTGCCGCTGCTGTTGCCGGACTGGTTTCCGGAAAAGCTGTGGCTATGTTCACCGCCGGACTCGATGCTGCCGCCGTGGGTGTGGCTGGGCATCTGGCTGGCGGTCAGTATCACGGAAGCTTCGCCACCCGTGGCTCCCACTGCGTACAGGCCTTCGCTGCTGGCCAGCAGGAATTTTCCCGCGATCCGCTCCCAGTACGTCCCCGGAAACAGCGTCTCCGGGTTCGCGTTCTCCGTCACGGACATGTAGATACTGCCCACCGGATAGATGGCGTCAATGGTCAGCACACTGGGCAGCAGCGGCGTCACCACGCTCTTGATGATGTCCGCCAGCGCCTTGTCGCCCACTTTCAGCGCCCCGGCGATGCTCACATCCCCGGCAAACTCCGCGTCCCACTCGCAGTGCAGGCAGTCCGTCTGCGCGTAGCTGCCGAAGGACGCGCCCTTGCCGCCACCTTTCAGGTGGAATGTCACCGACTTGGTGGGCACCGCCCTGGTATACGTGACGCTGTTGCCCACCTTGTCCGTGGCCGTCAGGCGCACCGTGTAGCTCTGCATGGTGGAGATGTCGGCGCTCCCCGTCACCATGCCCGTCACGCCGCTTTGCAGCGCCACCTCCGCACCGTAGTCCGCCGCGTTCAACGCCTTATAGGCCGCCGTCAGCGTCACGGTGTTCTCCCCGTTCAGCCCGGTGCAGCCCGCCGTGGCCCTGGCCGCGATATGTACGCCGTCATCCGCCACCAGCAGCGCGTCGTCGCAGCGGTAGACGCTGGCCTCCGTGATGGTAGGCGGCGCATAGGCCAGCGCCTCCACCTCCACCGTCTCCGTGGTGGTGTTGCCCCGGCTGTCCGTCACCATGCACCGCACCGTGGCCGCCGTGCCGGTCAGCGCCTTTGTGGTAGCGGTGTTGTCCACCGCCGCCACTGTCTCCCCCTCGTACTGCACCGAGAAGCCCACAATGGTGGCATTGAAGTTCCCGCTGGCCTTGCTGGGGTCAAAGGTGATCTTCACCTTGGAATATCCCACCACCCAGGCATTGATGCCGGGAATCAGGCTGTTGTCCCGCTCTGCGCTGATCCACCCATCCGTCACCGTGGGGGCCGCCCCATCCGGAGGATACAGCGTCAGCCGCGCCATGGCCGTTCCCTTGTTTGTGCTGCCGTAGTAGGTGATGCAGGTGATGGTGCAGGCCGCGCCGCTGGTGGTCACCTTGTCGATCAGGCTGGTGGGCGGCGTCCACTCGCAGCTGGCCCCCACCCCAGTGGCGATGGTGCCGGTCTCCCCGCCCACCGTGTACGTCACCTTGTGGGTATAGCGGCTGTCGCCCCGGTTGGTATAGATGGTCACCTTCTCCCCCAGCTTTGCCCCGTTCTTGCTCAGTGTCGGGGTAGACGCTCCCGCCGTAGGCCCTGTGGTGCCGCCTCCGCCGCTGCTGCCGCTGGAATAGGAACCGATGCTGGTGGTATACGTCAGCGTCTTGCCGCCGCGGGGCGCGTTGGTGCCCAGGGTAATGGAAATGCTGACGCTGCTGGCGGTGGTACTGCTGGCCACATAGAAACTGGCGCTGTACGCGCCGCTGTTCCAGCGATCCGGCGAATTCTCCTTCAGCCGCTTCTTCGTCCCGTTTACCGTCACGTCGATATAATAGCCGAAGTAACTGCCGCCGCTGCATCCGCCCAGTGACACCGTCACATAACCGGAATATGACGTGCTGCCCGAACTTACGCGGTAGATGTTATCGGAGATGTTGACCGTAAGTGTCGGCCCGCTTCCCCAGCTGTAGCTGCTCATGAATTACCTCCTGTCCAACGGAACGAAAGCCCGTTGCCGTCGTCTATCACCCAGTTGGGAAACGTCACCGTCCCCGTGTGGATGCCTGTCACATACAGCGCATCGTTGGCGAAATACGCCACCTCGCCGCCGTTCACGTAGAAGGACAGCTTCTTCGTCGTCCAGATGCTCATATTCTGGCTCCGGTCGATCTCCTCGTACTCCTTGCCGCCTACCGTCTCCTTCACGCCGGTCACCTGAATGTCCTGGCCGATGGCGATACCGATAATGGGCGTCAGCCCCTCATAGCCCACCACGCCCTGGCGGATGTAGCCATTGGTGGCAGCAATGAAGTTGTTCACGATCTCGCTGCGTGTGCTGATCTCCTGCTCCAGTCCCGCCGCTGTGGCCGTGATGGTGTTCTCCATGTTCTCCTGGAAGGTGCCGAAGTCCGAAATGGCCACATATTCGCTCCGCAGCGTCTGCTCCACCTTCTCGATGGTCTGGCGCACTTCGTTGGCGTTCTTGATGATGAGGGATTTCAAATCCGCCTGGGTCTGCTGCATCTCCTCCCGGGTGGCCCCGCCCAGGGCCGCCGCCGTCTCCTGGGAAAAATTCTCCGCCGTCAGGTTGTTCAGGCTGCTGTTCAGCGTGTCCACCAGCCGGTAGAGATACCGCCGCACGTCCTGTAGCTGCTGGGCCTTGTCCCCCTGCAGCATGGGTGGAGAGGGAATCACTACCATCCGACATCACTCCCCAGCTCCAGAATCTTGGCAATGGAGAACACCCGCACAACACCCTTGCCCTCCAACCGCAGCTTCATGTGGTCGCACCGCCGGGGGATCACCGGCACCGTAAACGTCCCCGTCCCTCTCCGGCGCACCGTCCCGGCATGCTCCCACCTGCCATCTGAATCATACTGGCAGTAGAGCCGCAGCTCTCCGCCGTTCTCGACCTGCAGCCGGATGTTGTACCGGCTCAGATACTTCTTGTCCGGGTACTCATACCCGATCACGCCGCTCTCCGCCATCCACTCCAGATCCGTCTCCGGCGTTCCCTGAGTCCCCAGCACACACATGAGCTTCTTCGTGTCCGCGTCGATGTAGTAGAGGTCGTCGTTCATGGCGGCAAAGCACATGGCGTGGGTGTTGTCCTCCCGGTGCCACATGCCCTTCCCCGCGTCGTAGCAGAACAGGTGCCATGCCCCGCCGCTGTCCTTCATGGACAGGTAGTACTTCCCGTTGAAGCTGCCGCCCACGGCCCCGGAATACCGCTCCTCGCCCAGTGCCGCTCCCATCGAGGTGGGGAAGCTCCCGTCATAGGCGCACACGTCCGTCCGGGACTTGTAGAACAGCACCTCGTTCACCACGCACAGGCTGCGGAAGCTGCCTCTCTGCACACCCCGGCCCACCGTCTCCGTCACCTGGTGGGCGCCCACGGCGCTGATGGCCACCCGGTGGATCACATTCTCCTTGAAGAACGTAGGATAGCCCAGGTAGTTGGCGCACCCCGTCCACGCCCCATCTGAACCCACAGAAGCGGCCCAGGCGTCCGTGGAGATACCGGCGTATACCCGCCAGTTGCGGAAGTCGCCCAGCTTGCAGCAGTACAGCTCGTTCACGGCCTTGCCGTCCACCATGCCGTACTTGCAGCCCCAGATACGGTTCTGGGCCTCGCACACATAGTCCATGTCCGGCACCGCCCGCTTTACCGTCACGGTGCCCTCCGTCTGCTCATAGGTCAGGTCGATCAGGCCCACCACCACGATATAGTCCTCATCCTTGGCATAGATGATCTTCGTGCCGTTCAGCTCCTCAAATTGGGCCTGCACCACGTCGCTGTCGCCGCCATAGGCCGCGCCGCTGATCTCCACGCCGTCCCCCTCCTGGAAGGGCTTGCCGATGCCCACCGCCTGGATCTTGGTGTACACCGTCGCCACGCCGATCCACATCTCGCTGCTCTCGCTCCACATCATCAGGCTGTGGGGCGTCTGCGTGGTGTCGATCCAGTATTCGCCGCCCTTGGGCTCCTCCGGCTTGGTGGCGGACACCTTGCTCAGGGGGCTGCCGTCCGCGCCGCACAGAAGATACGTCACCGTGCCGCTGCTCTCGTAGCTCGCTTCCAGACTGCCGAAGTCCGTCAGGTCTTTTGTGTTCAGATACTTCTTATCCGGCCAGATCAGCAGGTACGCGCCCATGCTCACCAGCTGCTTTTCGCCCTCCGTCAGCGTCAGGCCCACAATCTCTGCCCCGTTGTAGTAGAGCTTCCCGCCGTCCGCCCACGCCATAGCGTCCTTGGCCAAAATCCCCTGGGGCGTCTCCATCTGCCGTACCACGCCGCGCCTTGCGCGGCTCTGCAGCAGCGGATAGCCGTCCGAGGACATATTCTTCATGTCATAAAAGGCATTGGCCGCAATGCTCCTGTTGTGGTCATAGCCTGCAAAGGTCGAGATCATCTCCCGGCTCTGCCCCTGTTCTGTCAGTGTGGGAAACTGCATTGCCGCCCCTCCTTACCAGTATTTCACGCTTGCGCCCACGCTCTCGTGGGTGCGGTTGTACCAGTTGCGATACTCCCCATACGCCGTCATAAACAGCGTGATAGAGTTGTTGTACTTGCCCAACTCCCCGTTCAGCCGATCCACCTGGGCCGCCAGATACAGGGGGTACATCCTGTCATAGGGTGTCGGCGCCGTCAGCTGGGCTTCCACGTCGTCCCCCAGCACAGGGATTTCCGCCGTCTCGCCGCCCCGGTAACACCGCACGATCTCCCTTGTCACCATAGCCTCCAGCTCGTTCAGCCAGCCGATCTTATCCTCCTGGGTGAACACATTGGGCTTCTCTCTGTCCAGCGCCTCCAGCGCCTGCATGATGGTCATGCCCCATCCCTCCTTTTGAAGAAAGGGGGCACACCGGCCCCCTTGTTTTCTCACATATCGCCGCCCTGCATGCTCCGGCGGATGGCCTCCTGCTGATAGCGGTACGCCTCCCGCTTCTGCTTTTCGCTCAGGCGCAGCACCTCTGCCACGCACTCCGGCACTTCCACTTCCTCACCTCTGCGGATCAGGAAGCTTCTGCCGTTCACGGCCACATACTGCTCCGTGTCGCCGTTTTCCAGCAGCGGCAGCAGCACCTTCACCATCTTCTCCTTCTTGGGCTTTTCCGCCTTCTTGGGAGGCTCCGGCGCGGTCTGAGGGGTGTCCTGTGCGGTCTGTGCAGTCTGGGCGGTGTTCAGGTTTTCATTATCCATGTTGTTCTCCTTTCTTCTGCGGCGGGGGAGCGTATCCCCCGCCGCGCAGTATGTCAGTTGGCGTCCACGGTGCCGCTCCACTCATCGGAAACGGATTCGATACGCACCATATTCTGCTCCAGCAGGATCTTGGCGGTAAGGATGCCCTTCCAGCCCACGGTGGAGCGCTGGTTCAGGGGATCTTCACCGGCGCCGAGAGGCTTGACGATGGTCTGGAGGCCGCCGCCCGTCACCTCGGTCACACCGTAGGCATTCTTGCCCAGCACCAGCGTGGAGAACACGCCGTAGTAGGTGGCGGGATCACTGCCGCTGCCCGCGGACTTCTGGGGACAGTCGCTGTCCTTCCATACCTTGGCCTCGGTGGATTCCACGAAGCGCACACCGGCCACCTTGCCGATCTCGCCGGTAAACAGGTTCTCCGGCTGGGCATACTTGTGGGCGTCGATCCACTCAGGGTCACGCTGCAGGTCGTAGGCCACATAGGGGTGGATGATCGCCACATAGTCGCCGTTGAAGGTCGGCACGTTGTTCTTCTTCAGGGTGGCAACGGCCTTCTGGATCATCTTCACGGTCAGCTGGCTGGTGGTGTTCATGTTCTTGCGCAGGGTCACGGCGGTCTCGGTGCCGCTGGCCACGGTGGGGCAGAACAGCACGTTGTTGCCGGCAGACAGCTGATTGCGCACCACGGTATCCATGGTCACGCCCGCCTGTGCGCCCAGCAGCTGGGTGGCCTCCACGATCACATTGTCAATGGCGATCAGATCCAGCACGTCGGACACACGCACGAAGTAGCCGTACTGCGCCACGGTGGCGGTCAGGCTGGTCACGTCCAGCGCACCGCCGTTGGGGGTCACACCTTCCGTCAGGGCGGTCAGCGCCTTGGGCAGCTGGTTAAACTTGCGGAACTCAATGGTCTTACCGCTGCCCTTGGGGATGTCGCGCTTCTGGCCGAACTGGCTATGCACCAGATTGGGGCCTGCCTCACGCAGCAGCACCTTGTCATAGAAGGTTTTCATTTCCGCCGACAGGTTGTTGCCGGTGGAGTTGGAGCCGGTGGTGTTGGTCACATCAGCAAACAGCTGCATGTCCAGCGCCATCATAAAAAAGTCTTTAACGGTTTTCATAAATCTCCCTTCCGGAGAGGTCAGAAGCAGATCTTCTCGCCCCTCCTTGCACGTTGGATGAGATCATCCATATCCTTGTCGGAGAGCTTCGACACGTCGCTCTTCATGGTCACACCGGCGCCCGCACCGTTTTCCGTGGGGCGCTGGCCCTGTGCCTGGATCTTGGCCGCCAGCTTCCGCTCCGTCTCCTGAGCGGTGTACTGCATGGCCTGCGGGATCAGCTGGTCGTGGTACAGACCCCAATAGGCGCCCTCCACGCTGGCCCCGTTCATCAACGCATTGAAGAACTGCGGGTTCCCCAGCTCCTTCTCCAGATCCAGTCCCGGATACTTCTGCGCGATGGCCTGCGCCTCCTGCGACCATTTGGCGATGTTCTGCTCCATCCGCTGGCGGCTCTCCCGTTCGGCCAGCTGCTCCTTCAGCTGCTGGTTCTCCCGCTCCGTCTTGCGGATGGCTTTCACCTGATCCACGCTGATGCCCAGACGCTCCGCCTCCTCCTGATAGAAGGCGTTGTCCTCCTCGATGGCAGCAGACAGCGCCTTGATATCGGCAGCGTCCACGCCATAGCGCTGGGACAGCATCTGCATCACCGGCTGCATGGCGCGGAATTTCTCCGCGTCAGCACTGGGGCCTTTCAGCCGCCGCGTCACCGTGTCCTGTACCCGCTTGGCATACACGTCCTTGAACTCGCCCTTAATGAGCGCGTCAAATTCCTTGCCAAGATCTCTTGCAGGCTCTGCCTGCTGCTGCGCCCCGGCGTCGGGTGCATTCTGTTCAGCCTGCTGGCCAGTACCAGCCGCCGCGCCCGCGGTGCCCGCTGCTGTGCCGCCGTCCCCCTCTGCGAACAGCTGGAGATCGAGCCAACGGTACATATTTTTCATGGTATCCTCCTGCCCGTAGGTGGGCGAAACCGTAATCTGCCCGTCAGGTGGGCGAATCCATCATTAAGGCTCACGCCTGAATGTCACATACTCCGGATAATGGTGCGCCAGCAGCGCAAATCCCGTCTCCACCGTCCGCAGCGCCACAGCCGCCTCCCCCGCCGCGTCCTGCCGGGGACACAGCGTCACCGTGGCGTCGCCCCTGTCCACGTCTGTCCGTGGCTTTTTTCGGAGCTTGCCCTGCTCATAGAGGTCAAGGGCCGTCTGCGCCGCCGTATAGCACAGGATGGTGGCCGCCGCACACACCACATCATGCCCCGCCTCGGCCTGTCCCGCGTGGCCGGTCATCCGCAGCACATAGGTGTCGCCACACCGGGAAAATTCTACCCGTACCATGGCTTACACCGGCGCGGCACGGTCTGCCGCTTCCTTTCTGGCGTTGGCGGTCACGCTGCTCTCGCCGCCGCTGTTGCCGGTATCGGGAACGCTGCCCGGCATGGGCTGCTGTGTACCCTGCGCACCGCCCAGCAGCTGCATGGCGTAGTTGGTGCCCAGCTTCATATCCACCAGCTGGGCCATAGCCACCGCCTGCTGCTGTGCCATCATCAGACGCTGATACAGCGTCCCGTTGGTGCTGATGCGCTGCATGATCTGCTCCTTGCCGTCAAAGTCCATCATCTCCAGACACGCCAGCGCCTGGTCGGTCATCTGGGGATTGAAGAACCCCGCCCCGAAGAATTGCAGCGCCAGCTCGTTCTGGCTCAGCTTGCTGTAAGGACTGGCCTTTTCCGCCGTGATCTCAATGTCGAACACCGGCAGCCGGTAGCCCATATCCACGCCCATCTCCATGCCCTGATACACAGGCTTGATTCCGGCGTTGGTGTAGCTGACGAAATCCTCCCGACCGTTCTCGCCCAGAATACGGAACTGACGGGGCAGGTCATAGAACTGGCGGATCAGCTCCACCACCAGCTCCACTACCTCACGGAAGGCACGGTAGGCCGCCTTGTTGCCGTCCCGGCTCAGCTTGCTGCCCGCCTCCTGCATGGCCGCAATGGCGCTGGCCGCCGTCACGCCGGAGGTAGAGCCGCCGGTGGACACGTCCCGGTTGCCGGTGGTCTCCTTCAGCTCGTCCACCTTTCTGTCCAGCACGTTCAGATAGATGCTGTTGAGCACCTTGCCCACCACCGGCAGGATGCTGTCCTGCCCCAGATTGCCGTCGGTATGCACGAAATCCTTCGTCATGTCGGCATATTCCTGCTCATTCACAGAGCCGTCGGAGCGGACGAAGTACCGGGGCTTGGCATTGGACAGCATATTCTGCATCACCGCCTGATCCCCGCGGTCGATGTACTCCTGGGCACCCTTGCCAATGTCGATATAGCCAAAACCGCAGGGCGTCCCCTTCACACGGAACATGGGGTCGAACACGAAGGGATATTTCCCGTGGTCATACCAGCCCTCGCCGTTCTCGTTCTCCGTGGCGTACAGCACCGTATCCCCCACGAATTTGCAGTAGTGCAGCACCGTCTTGCCGCCAGTCTTTTTCTTGTAATACCAGTCCACCACCACGCTTTTCTCCGTGGTGTCCACAGTGTCGTCGTACACATACTTGCTGATATCCAGCCCGTTGCCGCCCAGCTTGCCCGACAGCTCAGGGTACGCCTGCTCCAAAGCGGCGTTGTCCTCCAGCTTCACATGGAACACGTTGGCGCTGTTCTGGATCTTGGTGACACCCGGCTCCCAGAAGAGATTCAGAATGTCCACCGGCTCCACGGCAATGTCGCCCAGCCCACCCAGCTTGCTGCCGTCCCAGAACACACCGTAGATGGCCGTGCCGCCGATGATCTTATCCCACCAGCCTTCGGAGTAGGTAGCCTCAAAGCCCGCCTGCTCCAGCACCACCGGCACGATGGCCGACAGCTGCCGCGCCTCCTTCACATCCCCCGGCTCACGGGGCAGAATGTTGGGGGCGGGGAAGTTGTCCATGGCGTCGGCGTGCTTGTTGGCGATAGAGTTCAGCAGCCACGCGCTCACAGGCTCCACCTGCTGCTTTTTGCTGCCCTGCCGCAGACACTCCCAGTGCCGCAGCCGATACCACTCCTCATTGTCGATCACCCGCTGCTCCAGATTGGCCTTACCCTGCTTGTACTTCCGCAGGGTCTGAGCCGCTTCCCGCAGCTGCTCCACACCAATGCCGATCCGCACCGGCGTGTTTTCCGTTGTCATGACTTCTTTTTCTTCCATCATTCGATCTCCTCGACCTGCATCGGTATGAACTCCGGCGCGCTCAGTACATCCTCCTTGGGAATGTCCAGCGCCGTATACATGGGATTGTCCAGATAGGGGTCGCGCTTGGGCGCCAGCCTTGGCTTGATAGGCCGCGCCATGCACATGTACCGGGTCTCATCGGCAATGTGATCCTCGCCGTCGGTGTCCACGTCCTCCACGGCGTGTTCGTCATATTGCAGCCCCGGCAGCGTCCGGATGAACGCCTTGCAGCCACGGAACACATACATCATGGCCTTGCCCGCCTCATCAAAGGCCAGCCGGTAATGCACCTGCATCCACCCCGGCAGCCGCTTGTTGTCGGCCTTGGCGAAGTACACCCTGTGCCGCGCCGCCGTCTCGGCGATGCTCTCGCCGCTCTCGGCGTCCCAGATGGCCGGGTCGGCCACACCCTGTATCTGCTTGCCCTTCAGCCACCGGTGTTCCGTCTCCACCCGATGGATCTCCGCAAACACCTTGTCCGGTGTCCACTTCACGCCGGTATTCGCTTCTCTGGTGCAGCCGTACAGCTCCAGAATGCGGTACAGCGTCCCGTCGTAGTCCACGGCCCACCACCCGCAGGAGAAGGGCCGTGCATAGCCCCAGTCGAAGCTCCGGTAGATGGTCCACTCTGGCGGCACCTCGAAGGGATCTATCACATGGGTAAAGCGGCGGTCGGCGTAGTGGTCAGGATCGTCGGCGAACTCCTCAAAGAACTGTCCCTCGAATACGTTCCAGTCGCCCTCCAGCCACGCCTTACGCAGCTTCTCCGGCAGGGCCTCCAGCTGCTGGATATAGTCCGGCTGTGCCGCCATCAGCGCCTTGTTGTCGGTGACACGGCTCTGGATGAACACATAGTCCTCCGGCCTTTCACCGCTCTCAAACCGCCGGTCGATGAACAGCCGCTTGATGTACTGGTGTCCCTGCCCTCCGGGGTTGCAGGTGTAGTACACCCGCTTGGGAAAATCGTTGACGCCGCGCAGACAGGCGGTGATGGTTTTCATCTGGTACTCGGAGAGTTGCGTCGCCTCGTCCAGAAAGATCACGTCATACTCCGTGCCTTGCAGCCGGTCAAGGTCGCCGTCCTTGGCGCAGTAGGCGAAATTGATGGTGCTGCCGTTAGAAAAGGCCAGTATCTTGTCCTTGTCGTTATACCGTGCCACCCCCAGCAGCTCCGTCCGTAGCTGCCGGATGTGGTTATTCATCAGTTCGGGGTAGGTGCGCCGCACGATCAGCAGCTTGATACCGGGATACCGCGCCGCCAGCAGCTTGGCCTTGGTGCGCACGGCCCAGCTCTTGCCGCCGCCACGGGCACCGCCGAAGCCGATATGCTTTGCTCTGGCCCGCAGAAATACCGCCTGCCGCTCGTTGGGCCGCTGTATCACAAGCTGTCTCATTGGCTGAACTCCTCCAGTTCCGCATCCATGGTCAGCTGGGCGGCATTGCTGTCCGCAGCGTCCTTGACCGCCGTCCACTTGTCGATCAGCGTACCCAGCGCCGTGGTGATCTGGGCAGGCGTGGCCTCTGCCAGCTTGTCGGGGTCGTTCAGCGCTGCCAGCCCCTTTCCGATGATCTCACACACCGTTTTCCGCTGGCTCTCCATGTAGGCCAGAATGTCCGTTGTGTTCTCCATTTTTTTCTGAATGCACAGTTCTGCAATGTCTGCATTTTCCTGCACAAGTTTCTTCACCGTGTTCAGGGAGCAGCCGTTGATCTTCGCCGTAGCGTTGTAGCTGCCAAGCTGCACATAGTCGGCCAGTATTTTCTTTTTCTGCCGGTCTGTCAGCCTTGCCGCCACAGTACACCACCCCTCCATACAAAATCCTGTTTTGACGCGCCCGTCTCCCACCGCTGACGTTTGCCGTCGGCGCGTCCTACCCTCGCGGCGTTTTCCCGCGCACACCATCTGCCATATGGCAGCTTTGTCCCGCCCTACAGCGGTCAGGCGCTTTTTACGGCAGCGCCTGTGCCGTCCTGTATACCATGTTACCAAACCCCGAACAGCAATTTCTATCCCACCACTTTCACGCAAAAAAAGAGGGGCGATTGCCCCTCTTTTCATGTCATGATCTCCTCCGGCCGGAATGCTTCCCGCACCACACCGAACGGCAGCTGTGTCTCCACCACGGCATAGCGGCCCTTGGGGTGGACGTATACCACCGTCCCCACCCGCACCTTATGCCGCGGCCCGTCTGAGCTGCCATAGGGTTCTGCGGGCAGCGTCATGAATCTGGCCCGCACCCTGTCTCCTTTTTTCATGTGTCCTCCTCCCGATACTTCGCGTCCAGCGCGGCGCATATCTCGCAGCGCCAGTAATCCCCGCAGCAGAACAGCTCCATCTGCAAGGCGTAGTCCTGCCGCTTCTGGTAAAAGGTCTGGTTCTGCCCGCCGGGGGTCAGCCCCTCGCACACGATCCTGTCTCTGCCGTTGTCCGTCACATAGTAGGGGCACACCACATATACCTGCCGATAGCTCCCGCTTGCCATGCGCCCCACCTGCCTTTCCTGTTTCGCCCCACGGCCTGTCTACAGATCCATCTTCTCCGCCAGATTAAACCGCAGCGCGGTCACGATCTCATCTCTTGTCATATGCTTTCTCCTTTCTCCAACCCATCCAGCGCCGCCGCCAGTGCATCCGCATGCTCCAGCGTCCGCTCCAGCCGGTAAGTGTTCAGGGCGCTCTCCGTTTCCTTATAGCGCCGTGCGGCATTATCCCAGCACTTCCGCTGGAACTGATACGCACCCTCGGCCCCATCCAGTGCCGCCATCAGCTGCTTCTTCATGGCGCTGGCGTCGTCGCGGGAGAACACGCGGGACTTAAAGCCCCAGTACAGGGCACGCAGGGCGATGTACTCCGTCACTTCCCGCCACGTCAGCCCCGTGGGCATCGGCTCCCCCTGCATGGCGGCTCGTTCCACTCTGGATACCTCCGCCATCACCGCGCCTCCTTCGGAAGCGACAGATACCAGCACAGTTCCGCCACCGCCGCGTCATACCCGTGGCATACGGTGGCGCGGTAGCCCTGATGCGTCAGTTCCGTCACCCACCAGCGTTGGGCGTCCGACGCCCTGCCGCTGGGTGTTTTCATCTCGATGTACAGGCCGTAGTAGCCATTCCGCGCCACCGGCAGACACAGGTCGGGGACGCCCTTCTTCACGCCCATGGCCTTGTCGGCGGCCACCTCCGCCGCGCCGCCGGTGGTCTCATTCTTTATGTGGTGCAGCAGTGCCAGCTCCGGCCACCGCTCCCGTATCGAGGGCTGCCGCGCCCACTTCATAACCGCCTGCTGGTGCTGTCTCTCTGATGCCATCGTTACCTTCTCCCTCCGTTCATCAGCCTGTTCAATATCTGGCTGGCCTGCCCTTTCGTCAGGCCCTCCGTGTCAAAGCCCTTGCAGCGCCGTCGGATCATGGTCAGCTGCTTGTCCGTGGCGGGATTCTTCCCCCAGCGCTTCACCTCCTGCGTGTCCCAAATGTAAGCCTGTTCCTTTCGGCGGTTACAAAGCCATACATAGCAGCTGTCCAGCGCACTCTGCATGGGCCGCTTGTCCGACGTCATATCCCCCAGCGTGATACGGGTCATGCCCAGCTCATCCTGGGGCGACAGCACCAACCGCTCATGTCCCAGCAGCGACAGCACCATCGACCCGTCCGGCAGCTTGAACCAGTTCACGTCATGGGTCTGGTACTTCTGCTCCTTGGCCCACAGGTCTACGATCTCCACGTTCCGGATCCAGCTCTCTGGGCAGTCCGAAGCCGCCACCGCCTTCATGGGCAGCTCAAACAGCAGCCCCTCCAGCTCGTTCTGCTTCTTCTTCGGCACGTTGGTCATGTCAATGCCCAGCAGAGACGGAGCCGTGCAGATGGACGCCCGCCCCGTAATGCCCACGCAGTCGATCAGCGTCAGCCGCTCCTTGCCGGGATAGAGCCGCAAGCCCCGCCCCACCATCTGGCTATACAGGCTGTCAGACTGGGTAGGCCGCGCAATAATGACCGTCTCCACCCGTGGAATATCCGTCCCTTCGGTGAACACCATGCAGTTGACGATGCAGGGAATTTCTCCCGCCGTGAACCGCTCGATGATGGCGGCTCTGTCCTTTGTCTCGCCTGTCACCACCACAGCGCCGGGTATCTTCGCCGCGATCTCGTTGGCATGGTTCACGCTGACGGCGAAGATCAGCGTGGCGCCCTTGGCGTATTTTTCGTAAGCCTCGGCAATGGCGTCCGCCGTGCCCTCCATGGCTTCGTCCAGCTCTCCCGGCGCGTAGTCTCCGGCGCGGGTGTGTACGGCGCTCAGATCATAACCGATATCCACCCGCATGCAGTAGATGTCGCACAGATAGCCGTTCTGGATGCCAAACCGCAGGTCACGGGCAAAGATGATATCTGAGAACACCGTGTCCAGCCGCACCTTGTCGCCCCGGTTGGGGGTGGCGGTAAAGCCCAGTGTCAGCCGTGGCTTGAAGTAGTCCAGTATTTTCCGGTAGGTGTTGGCCGCCGCGTGGTGGGCTTCGTCCACGATGATGGTGTCAAAGGCGTCCGGCGAAAACTGTTCCAGCCGCCGCACCATCGTCTGTACGCTGGCGCTCACCACCTCCTCGCCGTGGCTGTGCTCTCCCGCCCGCTCCACGCCGTAGCTGCAATCGTAGTATTTCATCGGCTGCCGCACCAGCTCCTCCCGGTGGGAAAGGATCAGGTTGCGGCCCTGCCGTGGAATGTTGGCAAACGTCACCGTCTTGCCCAGCCCCGTGGCCATCTGGCACAGATACGACCCCGGCGGCTGCGCTTCTATGGTCTTGATGCACTCGCGCTGATAATCGCGCAGTTCCATATCACGCCTCCTATTTATATATGTGTGGCTGTGGGGTGCTGTGGGGAACATATCCCCACGCTCAAACCGTTGGTAGCAAGGGCTTTGCGGCTATCGTGGGGGTGTGGGGCTACAATTTGCAATTTTTTATTTGCTTTCGTGTGTATTGTATATATTCACCAAATATACATACCGTACATACACACAGCCCCTTATAGGGTGTGTATGTATCCCCCACATCCCCACGCCTTTCAAAAACAGCCCGCAAACCGTTGGTAGCAAAGGCTTTGCGGGTGTGGGGGCATATCCCCACGCTGCCCCACATTTACAGTGGTAATTCGTCTATTTCTTCCGATTCTACCTCAATATCAGGCAAAATCAGGCAAAAGCACTCCGTCGGCACGCCGTTGATCCGGCGGGCCTTGGTGTTATTCTTGGCTCTTGTCTCGATCAGGCACTTCTGCTTCAGCCATGATACCGTCGCGCCCACGGAGTAGCCCGCGTCCTGCAAGACCCGTTCAAACACCGACCGGATGATATAGGCCCGATACCCCTCCAGCGCACCCAGCACGTCCATAGTCTCCGACTTGCCGATCAGCTTGTTGGAGTTCTGCGTCACCCAGTCGCACAGGTACTTATAGGCCCGTTCACCGGCGGACACCGCCGCCTTTGACGCCAGAAACTCCGATATCTGCTCCACGGTGATGGGCTGCTCCGCCCCGTCGAAGATCCAGCGGCAGGCCCACTCATCCCCCAGCAACACCGCTGCGGCCGCCATAGCCTGCTTCTCCGTGGTATCCTGGGCCGACAGCGCCCGGAACAGCTCCTGATACCGCTCCGTGATCTCCTGCGGCACATCGTCCCCGGCGGCATACAGCTTCTCCACGAATGCCTTTCCCGCGTGGCCGAAGTTCCGCTTCACCGCGCCGGATACCCGCATGCCGTCCCGGATCACCACCCGGTCGGCCTTGCACTCAATGTCAATGACACGGTTTACCGCACCGGCGCCGGACGCCTGCCCCGTCAGAGGGCTTTCCCCCGTGGTCAGGATGCAGTTGTGCCATGTGGGCGTCTTGTCTACGCCGCCGGCGTGGTTGCCCCTCGTGCGGCCCACGCCCTGCGCCAGCCGGTATACGTCGAAGTTCGTCCGCCCCTTTGCGTCCTTTGCCAGCTGAAGCTCATCCAGACACAGCGGCAGGTTGTTCAGGAACGCGGCGGTTTTCTCCATGCCCACCACCGTCCCGTCAAAGGTCTTGACGTAGCTGCCCACGGACGGGTCGCCCCACACGCTGGCGGCCACCATCAGGGCCACCGTCTTGCCGGTGCCGCTATCCACGCCCCACAGGTGTACGAAGAAGGGCAGGCATCCCAGCGGCTGCAACAGCGGTGCGGCAAAGGACGCCGCCAGCACGATCTTGGCCGTTACCGACATGCCCCTGACCTCCGCCGCCATCTCCTTCCACTTGGCAAAGCTGCCCCGCTCATGCACCGTTTGGAACATGGCGGCAAAGTTGGCGTCGCCGTCAAAGATCAGGCCCTCCACATAGGGGGAAAAGCCCTCGCCCGCGATATAGCCGAACCGCCCAATGCTTTTCCGCTCCGGTATCAGCTCATAGTTCAGGTTTTCCAAGTCGCCGATGTACTTCACGAAGGATTTGGCCGTTTCGCTGTTCACCGCAATGCCGATCCCCGCCAGCTCCGTCACCTTGTTGGCGCTGGCCAGCGTCCGCTTCTCTACGATGCACCTGCGCCACACAGTGCCCTTCCGGAAGGCCAGCCGCAGCTTTTCCTCGCCGGTGTCGATGTTCACCAGCCGCTCCACCGGCATCACCGGATGGGGACACGCCACGCACTCCACGCCGCCGTAGGTGCGCCGTATCCCGCCGTCGTCGGCTTCCCAGTCTCCGGCGTTCAGCTCCAGCGGCTGCCCGTCAAACCGCGTGGGATTGTCACCCACATAAATAGTCCCTCCGGCGCTGCTGGCCTTTACCGCCTTGTTGTACTCCCGGTACATCAGCTTTAATTGCCGGAAACCCAGTGAAGCGGCATACCGCGACATGGCTTCTATCATCCGCTGGTGGACAAACGGATTCTTTGCATACTCCGCCAGCTCCTCATAGGGCGCTGTGGTATACAGAAAATCATCCAGCGTATAGTGCCAGTTTGGCACGATCTCTTTTTTATCCAATTCCAGCCTCCAATAATTCATCCAGCCGTGCTTCCAGTCCCGGCAGCGCCTTCAAGGCGTCCGGATATAGGGGGTGTACCCAGATGGTGCCGTCCTCACGCAGCACCGGCGGGAAGTATTTCACCGTGTCCCAGCACTGCCGGTATTCCTCCGCCAGCGCCTGATACTCCGCGCCGCGCCGTGCTTTCTCCGCTGCCTCGGCGCGGCGCTTTTCCAGCAGCGCGGACGTTTTCTTCCTGTCCGGCGCTTCATAGGTCAGGTGCAGTCCAAAGTCGTTGTCCAGCCGCAAGACCGCCTGCTGAAAGGTCAGGTCGAACAGCTTCATCACAAAGTCAATGACCGACCCGCCGGCATTGCACCCAAAGCAGTGCCAGCCCCGATCCTCCGGATAGAGCTTCAGGCTTCCGTGGTTGTCCGAATGGAACGGACACTTGATAAATCCGTTCCGATCCGGGGTAAAACCGTAAAGTTCCGCAACCTCCCGCATGGTCAGCTGCTGCCTGATCTGCCTGCCAGCGTCAGAAAGGCAGATCCTCTTCATCCTCGACCTCGCCCCACTCGTTGGCGGACACGTTCACGCCGCCCCCGGCGCTCTTGTAGCCGCCGGAAGAAGAACCATCCTTCGGGCCGCAGAAGTGGGCCTTGTCCACCGTCAGCTTGACCGCCGACCGCTTGTTGCCCTCCTTGTCCGTATATTCCTCGGTCTCCAGCGCACCCTCCACAATGATCTCCTTGCCCTTGTGGAAGTATTTTCCGATCATCTCACCCAGACCGCGCCATGCCGTACAGGCGAGAAACAGCTTCTTTTCATGCTCCTTGTATGTTTCACTCCACGCCACACGGAAGGAACACACCGCCACGCCGTTCTGCGTGGTGCGCATCTCAGGGTCAGCCACCAGCTGCCCCTGTACCATCGTCCTGTTCAGCATTCGCCCACCTCCCGGTAGTCCACAATGCCCCGCAGCTTTTTGGTCATGCGGCAGTAGGCGCACTTTTCGCAGCGGCGCGGGGCGATCCTGCCCTCCTTGATGGCCTGATACCGTGGGGCGCGATCCTCCACCTCCGCCAACTTGGCGGCCAGCTCTCCGTCAGGGATATACAGCGCCCCAATGTCCGGTGCGTCCTCCTTTGTGCCCACCGCCAGAATAAACGGCAGCATGTGGCCCTCGATGGCCTGATAGATAGCGCCCTGAATGTCGTAGCCGTAAGCCTGAACAAAGGGGACTTTCGCAAACTCCTCTTCCGACCACACATCCTTCATGTCCCGCATGGCCTTCTGATCCACCACAGCGCCGTCACACATGCCCAGCGCCGTCGCCGTATCCGGGAACCGCTCCACGATCCGGCGGCAGGTGCCGGCGTCCAACAGGCTGTCGATCTTTACCTTGAAGGGAACGCCCGCGATCTCGCCGGTCAGGATCACCTGCTTCTTGCCGGACATCAGCAGCATATACAGCTCGTCCGCCTCCATCCGGGCGATCACATTCTGCGCGTGGACGTATTCCGCCTTCAGGCCGCCGTCCCGTTTGAATATCTCCGGGTGCTGGGCCTGAAACACCGGCAGCTCACCGGAAAAATAAGCGTCGATATAGCCGCCCACCAGCAGCGCCGTGGAAGCGGCGGGGACGTATTCGCCCCGCACCTCCGCCAGCGCCGCCGCCTCGCAGCGGTCAAAAGCCTTGAACTGGGTAGAACCCATATAGGCCATGTTCATCTCAGGGGAGAAATAGTTCTCCGCAGTCACCATAGGCAGACCCATCACAGCACCTCCTCGGTCTCACCGGCATTCTCCGGTGTGTTCTCCGCCTCCGGCTGCTCCGCAGCGGCGGCTTCCTTGCGCTTCTGGGCGCAGGCGGCGCACAGGGATACGCCGTAATGCTTGGCGGTGTAGGCCGCCAGCCAGCAGGGGTCTTTGCCCATTGCCGCTTCAATGGCGCCGCCGCAATCCGCACAGGGCGGCACTACCTGCTCTTTCCTGACCCTCGGCTTAAAGGGCCGGATACGGATGCCGTCCGTAAACCCGCCATCCTGCGGATCACGCACCTTGTGGTCAATGTAAAGCTGGATCTGCTTGCCCACCAGCGTATCCGCCTTTGCGTCGCCAAACAGCTTACGCAGCGTTTTGCGGTTGGTGGAGTTGATAATGAGCGGCCTTACCTGCATAATGCCAGGGACACGCTCCTCCTTGAAAGAAAGCACATCCTTGTTTTCCTTGCCGCGCTGGAGCGTCACCATACCGTTCCACAGGGCATCAATGGTCAGCACCGGCTCCACATCATCGTCGATATCCTCGGCGCCGAGATATTCAGAATCACGCATCTGCCCCAGACGTTCGTCGCCGGTCAGCTTACGCAGATTATCTTTTGTCATCATAATTCAGTTACCTCCAATACATCGGAATCCGTCACACGGGTGGCGATCAGCTGCAAGCCCTTGGCCTTGCACTTGGCGTACAGCTTGTCGCGGCTCTCCTTGTCCAGCCGTTCCGCACCGTCGATCAGAATGATCTGAAGCTGTCCCGGCTTGCTGACCGTGATATCCACGCACAGCTCCAGCAGCTCACCGTCGGACAGGTTGGAAATGGGCAGGCCGTGGATCAGCGGCACACCGTTCTCTACCGTCAGCCCCTCAACGGGGATCGTTGCCGTTTCAAGGATCTTGGCGGGCAGTTCCCGCGCCAGTTCGATCTTCCGGGTCAATTCCTGCGACTGCTCCGTAAGTGCGTCCACCTCATGCTGCATGGCCCTCATGCGCTGGTACTCATTGAGGTGCTTGCGCATACGCTCCGCCGTATCCAGCTCCTGCTGTAAGGCGGAAGTATCTGCCGGGGCCGCCTCCGCATACTCGCTGGCCGTACCCATGTCCTTTTCCAGCTTGGCAACGGCGGTCTCATACTTGGCGTGAACAACGGCCGCACGATCCTCACGCCGGCGCTCCAGACTGCCCAGTTCCTCCTGCGCCGCGCTGATCTCTGCCCGAAGCCGCTCGATCTGTCCGGTCAGCTCAGAGCGCTCACGGGCCAGATCCCTGTCAATGGCAGCCAGCGCCACGTCCCGCTCACCGGCGATTCCGCGCATTTTCGCGTCATAGCTGTCCCGGAAGGTCTTGGCCCGCTCAATGCGGCTGTTCCGATCCTTCAGGCGCTCCAGCTCACGGTACTTTTCGCCGACGGGGTATCTGTCCCAGCGGTCAAAGTCGTAGCCGGACGGAATATCTCTGGCAATGTCGGCGATAAATGCCTGTTTGTTGCGAATGTCCCGGTTCAGGTTCTGGCGGGACTGGTAGTAAATGCCATTCTCCGCCTGAATATCCGCCAGCACTTCAAGGATGTGCTTCGAGTAGTCCACGCCCTGCGGGATCTCGCCGAACTGCTCCATGATCCAGTTGGTGTCCCACGGAAATTCGATCAGCGAGAGGATCACACGGTTTTTCTCCTGCCGGGAAAGCTGGGTGAACTCTACCGGGTTCAGCTGGAGCGGCGTGAAGATCTTCGACAGGAACTCCGCCGGCCGTGTCTGAAGCATGGAGCCGTCCCGCACCTTTACCGTTCCGGCAGACTTGGCGCTCATGGCCTTGCGGTCAACGGAAAGGCCGGTGTCCGTCTCGATGATGATCTCACCCTCGTCTGCGCCTTTATGTACGACATAATCCCGGTCAGAGCGGTTTGTCAGGGCATACCGAATGGAATCCAGCACCGAGGTTTTCCCGCTGCCCTTGGGGCCGGAAATCTCCACAGAGCCGCCATCCAGCGACATATCCCGGATACCGAACATGTTCTTGATAACGATTTTTGTTGTTTTCATTGACAAAACTCACTTTCTCCCCTATCATGGGGATGTATCAGATTGGCTTGTGCCAGTCCCGCCCCGACGGAGTGCCAGCTCCGCCGGGGCTTTTTTTACTTACATCATCACGACCACACGGCCATCGTCGATCATGTCCTTCAGCGCTTCCTCCAGATAGGCCTTGATGGTCTTGCGGGCTGCCAGCTTCCACATGCCGCCGTCCGCCTCGGTAAAGGTAATGCCCCGCTCGTCAATGCGGATCAGGAACAGGCCCTCCGGCTGCTCCACCTCTTGGAAGGTGCGGTAAGGCCGCAGCTTCACCAGCGGGCGGATGGTGCTGTTCTGCTGGAGTGCAACGCCCTTCTGCGTGACCACCGTCGTTGCTACGCCAATGTCGTTGTATGTGACCTGCGCGCCGCAGGTGATCTGGCTCAGCAGCGTCAGGGTGTAATCACGGTCGCCGCCATCCTGAAAACGGGTCTGCAAGGCCACAGCCGCCTTGTCAAAGGCCATCTTCACCTCGCCGTCCCAGCCGGGAACGTCCTTCGCCTGTGCCTCGTAGTAGAAAATACGCGCCTCCCGCAAATCCCACTGCGGATGGCCGAAGCAGGCCACGGTCATGTGATCCTTCACGGACAGGTACAGATTGTCCGCACTGCGATCACCACGGACGCCCTCCGTCCTGACCATCTGCACCAGCGCGTCCAGACTGTTCAGTTCCAGGCAGCCCTGATAGACCGCCTCCGGGATAATCTCATGCGCTTCGCCGTATTTGTCCACGGCGTAGGTGTGGCCCTCTTTGTCCACAATGAGCGGCTTGGCCAGTTCCTCGATCTTCTCAATGGCTTCCTTCAACATGGTTCTTTCTCCTTTTTTATTCAAAATTGACCAGCTTCAAGCGGGCCGGTGCTTCCTGTTCGCTGCCGTCAACGGCAATCTGGCCGGGGATCTGCGGCACCATCTCCACCACCGTATGCTCGTCCACGGCGTACAGCATCGTGGTGGCGGGGTTGGACGGGGCCAGCGTCGTCTTGACCAGACAGTTGACCACGATGTTCTGGCGTGTGTCGTCGGGGCAAAGCTCCAGCGTGATGGTCACTTTG